TGAATCGGGGTGTATCCGGTTTGAGCCATGATGGTTCCTCAGAAAGTGCCGCCAGAGATGCCCGACCAGACGGGGGCGCTTGCTCCGGTTGATGTTAATACCTGACCTGCAGTTCCCGCAGCGGTGAACGCATACGCCGTGCCGGTTCCGTATACCGCGCCTCCCGAAGTTGGCGTGGCGTTGGTGTTCGTACCGCCCTGCGCGATCGCCAAAGTCCCAGAAGTCACCTGAGATGCGGCAATCGCAATCGAGGTGCTGACCGCAGAGGTGATCTGACCCTGAGCGTTGACCGAGATCGTCGGCACGCTTGAGGCGCTGCCGTAAGACCCGGAAGACACTCCGGTGTTGGCGATGTTGAAGGTGTAGGCGGGAGACTCGTTCAGCCCTGTACCGGCTGAGTAAGTGATCGGCGCACCGAACTGCGAGAAGACGATTCCCGTCGTACCAACCGTGACTGGCAGCGGAGTCTGCTGCACCCACGAAGTATTGGCATTCGCCGTACCCGAGGTGATCAGGAAGAAGTCGCCCTGATCGATCTGGTCAACACCAGAGCCCGCGGTATCGAAGTCGGTCGCACGGGTCAGGATGTACACAGCACCGGCGCTACCCGTCTGCGTGACGGTATAGACGCCGTTGTACGCAGCGTTACCTTCGTTCTTGATCAGAACCCGCTTGCCTACATCAGTCGGGGAGACGAAGGTGTGGCCATCAATGACCAGAGCACCGTTGACGTTCCCGGTCAGCGTTGCGCCGACGCCTCCAGTGCCGTTGTTGTAGGTGTTCGCAGCAAGAGCCGTGGTCGTTGCGTAGACGCAGGACTGATGGAAGTTGATGCCTGAGGCGATCGAATCGGCGTAGGTCTTGTTGACGATGTCGTTGCCACTGACCGGGGCCGTCGTGATCGTGCCCGTGGTCATCGTCACCGAAGTGAACGTGCCCGCAGCAGGGGTAGTTCCTCCGATGATCGTGTTGTCGATCGTGCCGCCAGTAATCGCGGGTGTAGCAATCGTAGGACTCGTGCCGAAGACTAAAGATCCAGAGCCGGTCTCGTCCGTGACCGCCGCAGCGAGGTTCGCGCTCGAAGGGGTGGCCAGGAAGGTCGCAATACCGGTTCCCAGGCCGCTAACGCCCGTGGAGATGGGTAGACCAGTGGCGTTGGTCAAAGTCCCCGAGGAAGGCGTTCCAAGGGCTCCTCCGTTGACCACCACAGAGCCAACAGTCCCGACATTGAGTCCGAGCGCCGTGGCCACTCCGGTTCCCAGGCCAGATACGCCAGTAGACACCGGCAATCCGGTGGCGTTGGTCAGCGTGCCGGAAGAAGGAGTACCGAGCGCCCCGCCGTTGACGACAAACGCACCGGCGGTGCCGACATTGACTGCCAGGGCAGATGCAACTCCCGTTCCAAGGCCGGAAACCCCGGTGGAGATCGGAAGGCCCGTGGCGTTCGTCAGCGTTCCCGAAGTGGGAGTGCCCAACGCAGGGGTAACCAGGGTCGGGGAGTTGAAGGTGCCATTGGTGACCGTCTTGCCGGTGAAGGTCAGCGAAGACGGCAGGGACAGCGTGACGTTCGTTGTGCCGGTTGCCGTGATCTCGTTGACCGTACCAGAGACAGACGCAACAGCACCGATACCGCTCGGTGTGATGGTGACGTTGCTCGCACTGGTAATCTGGCCTTGTGCATTGACAGCAATCTGCGCGACTTCAGTAGCCGAACCATAGGTCGCCGCCGTCACGCCCGTGTTGGCAATTGAGATCGTTCCCGAGGTTGTGATCGGGCCACCCGTCAAGCCGGTGCCGGTGTTGATCAGGGTAACGCCACCAGTCAGGGCGAACTGATTCCACCCGCTCAAGGTGTAGCCCTCGAACGTCGCCAAGTCCGTGTTGTAGCGAACCATTCCGGTCACGCCCGCAGACCTCTGCGCCGTGGTTCCCTTCGGCAAGGTAGTAGACCCAGTTCCAGGAAGGATCGGGTTGTCGGCAAGTCCGATGATCGGATCGGCAGAAGCGCCTGTGCCGTTCGCTACGTCGATTTCTGAGGCTGTCCCTTGGATTGCCCTGAACGTGACCGCAGAAGGCCCTGAGAGGGCCAATAGACCCGTTCCTGAGGCATTGGCCAGGGACAGGACGTTCCCATCCAGAGAGAAGGTCGGGTTCCCGGAGATTCCGTCACCGTTGGCGATCGACAGACCCGTGGTCGCAGCGGTCAGAGTCCTACCTGTCAGGGTCGTGCTGCTCGTCTTGACCTGAATGCCGTTGCTAGACCCTGCAAGGCTTGCAGCCGCACCTGTGAGGTTCAGGCGGAAGAAGGACAGCGAACCCCCATCCGTCAGGGTGAAGTTCGCGTCGGTCGAGAAGTACCGGCTGTTGGGAAGCGTCGGCTCGTTGTTGACCGTCAGGAACGACTGAGTCTGAGTCGGGCTGTTGGCGATCGCCGCGGTCGTGGTCTTGTACGTCCCGCCGTTCTGAACGATCGGAACGAGTTCAGTGCCCGTTATTGGCCCCGCATCCGGGAGTTGGGTGATGGTTTGATTAGCCATTTGGGGTCACCGAAATTCCATCGACGTTGCCGTTGTTCTCGGGGGTGTCTGTGTTGCCCTCGGTCGAGATGATGTAGTCCCCATCATTGTCGGTCACGAGGTTGTTCGGGTCTAGTGCCACAGACACATCCGGGCGCGGGAAACGCAGGTTGATACGCTCGGTCTTCCGGGCAGGAAGCCGGTAGGGGTCTTTCTCGTCAGCACAGCCCTGCTGACACACCTTCAGGCCAGGGAAGTTGTGATCCGACATCTGCTCGTCCATAGGGCGCTTCATCTTGCATCTGTCGCAGATGAAGATCGCCAGTGAGGCGTTGCCGAAGGTGTCGAGAAAGACCGGCATATTTACTTCGTGTAAACGCTGATGTTCGGCGCGAAGTAGATCGGCGACTTATCGCGCTCCTCCGCTTCTGCCAGAGCAAGGTACTTCTCGGCCTGCTGCTCTAGGTAAGTGACGCGAGCGATGTCCACCGCGGGCAGTTCCAGGGACATCTGGTGGGCAAGCATATTCACCACGGCCATGTACCACCGCTGCGGGATCTGCAACTCGTCCGTCAGGTCGCCCACGTTCATGATCTGCTTGGAGTACCAAACCGTCATCTGAACGAAGGGGTCAGAAGGCACTGGCCACAGATAGATCTGCGGATCGGGAACCGTGCGGTTGAACCAGAACTGATAGGGCTGATTGGCCGTGAAGTTCTTGTTGGGCAGGTTCGTGTAGTCGTCCCGGTTCAGGCGGGACATCGTGATCTCTTGGCTCATGTTGCCAACCCAGAACTCACGCAGAGCCAGGGTCGTGCCGCTGTAAGCCCGGACACGGTAATACTGGACGCTCTGGCCAGGATTGATGTCAGTCCAGATCCACTCGTTGTCCCGCACCGCAACAGTCCCCAGATCCTCCAAAGTGGACCAGGAAAGGCCGTCAGTGCTGTATTCCAGAGTCAGATTCCACGTTCCAGACCCGCCACCTGCGATGTAGGGCAGCAAACCAATCGACCCGGCGTAGATCGGGTTGTCCGTGCCGAAGTCGATGGAGATGTTGCCGTTGGCGGAGGTCTGTTGGCAGTAGGTTGCGGTGTTGGAGTCGCCCACAAAGGCCACCGTACCCCCTGCAGAGGTCGTGTAAGACCCATTTGGGCGCTGCATCGTGCGATACAGGGCGTTGAGAACGTCATTTGCACCCGTTGGGAGGGTGTAGATGTAGTTTTCGGGGGTCAGACCAAAGACTTTCTTCTCAATGGCCCAGTATTGGATGCCAATGTTGATCAGGTTCGTCAAAACGAAGCCAAGAGACTCCCGAGCACTCAAAACTTGCTCAGAAGTCAGTTCTTCGGCCAGTTTTCCGCACCTTCTGGCAGCATGGTCGATTAGCGTCTGGACATTGAAGACTTGTCCGTAGGCTTCAGAGTAGGCCATTTGATCTCCTTCAGAAGCCTGAGCACTTCCAACGCTTCATCGAAGCCCTTGCGCGGCTTCCAGGCTCGCTTTTTTCGGCAATCGGACGCATCCGGGCGCAAAAAGAGTCCTTCCGAGGCCCTCCTTGGGGCTGCGGAGCCTTCAAATTGCTGCCGGTCTCGCGGTTGTACTTCTCCCGACCCTTTTGGGTCAGTCCTGCGCCTTGCGAGACCGGAAGTTTTTCACCTTTTCCCACAGAGAGAGAAGGGCCGCCTTTAGCCTTTGTAAGAGGGAGGTGACCA